ATGCAAAGTATTAAATGGAGAAAACGACGCACTTTTCAAGAGGCGACAAACAGTCAGATCGAAGAGGTAGAAGAGAAATTAAAAATCAAGTTCCCGACAGATTTCAAAGAATTCATTAAGGACCATAATGGATGTTCCCCTATAGATAAAAAGGTTTTTTTATTCCAAAATTCTCGAGAGTCAATCAATAATTTACTGAGCATAGGAGATCCTACTCGACCAATTGATCTCCTTAATACAATTGATAATGTTAAAGACCGGTTAGTTGATAAGCTCATACCTTTTGCTACAGATGCAGGGGGAAACCTCTTTTGTTTTGATTACAGAACCTCTTCTCAACAACCCGTAATCGTTTTTTGGGAACATGAGATCGCTTATGAAGATAAGGAAAGTTCCATTAGCTATGTTTGTGATTCATTTACAGAGTTAATGAACAAACTTGAAACACTTTAACATACTTATAGGGAATAACAATAAAGTATCTTTATAATAAAAGTGCACAGGCTGTTTAACAGTCTGTGCACTTTTATTGTTAGACCGAATTTAGTTTTTTATAAATGTAAACCAAAAAATTTAGCTATAGTTGTTAATGCCGCGCTTGTCCCAATTGAATTTTTTAAGATTCCAAGTACTTTCTTTCCTTTATCGACATTATTTTCTTTAACTGCTTCTCTTAGTATTTCTGCGTTAAATTCAGCCTGATTTCTTTGATTACTATCCTGAATCTCTTCTATATGCTGAAGAATTTCACTTAATGCTTTTTGTATTTGGTTATTATCATCTACAATTGTCTGTGTTTGAACAACAGAGTCACTTTGTATAGAGATATTCCCACTAAGGTTTCCATTTATATCTCCAATTTTCACGCTTTTATCCATCATAACATCCCCCTTTACAAATATGAAATTGCAATTTAGACGGCTTAATTTTTCTAAATCTTCTTCTTTAAGGTTAATTTCATTTAGAGATATTGGTTCTAAACTTTTAATTCCTGACTCTACAGGGCTTTTAATAGGTTTTTTCGTTTTTTTTTATCCCTAATGTATTTCCTATATTCCTCGTCTATTTCAAACACAGGAAAAACATTGTCTTCTGCAACTAATATCTCTTCTTCACAATTTTTACATTGAATATATTTATTTGAATATATATTAATTTCATTTATTCTATGAACAACGCTGTTGCAATTATAGTCTGGACATCTAATTTCCCACATCAAAATCAGAATGCCTTTTTCAACTAAATCTAACAAATAACTGAATGTGTTTTCCAAAGGGATTTTGGTGACCTTACAAATATAAGTTGGATAGAATCTCTTTACTTTTGAATATGCTAAGTTATCAACAGCTTCTTCAATTAGCTTTTCCTCTTTCCATCCGATCATAAGATCACCACCCTAGTATTTATGAAGTAATTAACTTATCTCTAACAGCCTTTATAACATTTTCTGTTGTGGATTTCGATTTAAAGTAGATGCTTTTAGTATTCATTCCGATTGAAATTGAAAATTCTTGTGTCAGTCCATTTTCAGTAACGTTAAAACGAATATAACCACCAGAAGGGTGTAGATATGGTTTCAACATTTGATAAAAAGCAGTATTTCTAAGGTCTTTTTCATCTACTTTCAACCCTACATTCCCCATTCCTGCCAAAATAACCGCTATAAAAGGAGATTCCAGTAGCTCGTCACCCAAAATTTGCCTAGCTGTATCTAGTTGATCTTGTAATGCACCAATATCATTATTTGCAAAGTATTCATCTAAAGCACTTAATACTTTTAGAATAGCTTGATTTTCTTCATAGCCACAATTGTCCATCCACAACTCTGGGCTAGCTTTCGATTCATACAGCACGCCTTCCAAAGTTTCTGCTATTATATCTAGATTATAATCGAATGGCTTAATAAAGTCTTGTCTATATAATGACAATTGTTGATTAATATATCCAGATATAACTTCGGCAATTTTTTGTGCATCTATAGATTTTGCTCTTACTTCTATTAAACCTTCTTCCTCATCAACGTAAACAGTTGCAGTTGTTTCTGAGGGAAGTATTTCAATATCTTCACCAGTAAAATGCTTTTTAGTTCCATCTTTATAGATCAATCTTAAAAAATATTTATTTGGAGTTATTTTTGAAGCACCTCTTAACTTTGGAACAGTACTTATCTCGCCCTTATTATAGGGGATCTTTTTTTCAAAGGGGTTAATCTTTTCTTTTTGAACTATTCGTTCAGATAACCCTTTCAAGTTGTCGCATCTATACCAAGTAATGGATGTCTGACCTGCAAAAAACTTATGATAATAAGGCTTAAATAACTTTTCTTTTTTTTCAGGAGTATCAGCATATCTCCATATATTTCTAGCTAATTCAATTGTGTTAGCAGAATCATCTAATCCGCTTTCAATACAAATATCTTTTATATCCTCTTTAGGTAATTTTATAATATCAGTCAATATGACTAATTCATAAAGTTCCAATATTAACCCCCCAATGCATACCTTACTCACTATTATACATTGAGATGGTGTTTTTTCCATGTTCTTCTTATATTTTCTGAAAACAGGAACGTAAGTTCCCTTTTTCATATATAATTGGCAAACGTATGACAAAAATTTTTACTTCAATAAATATACAAGCTTCGCTTTCGTTTTCGGACCGTAAATGCCGTCAGCTTTTAATCCGTACATAGACTGAAACCGTTTGACTGCATTTGCTGTTTTCGGTCCATACACACCATCAATACCGTTATTCTTCGTACCTTTGTCCGGGTAGAAATAAAGAGCAGCAAGAGCTTTTTGAATCTGTCTTACGTCATCCCCTTTTCGCATAGGACTTGTCACTTTATAGATGCCAGAAGGCAGCGCATATGACGTTTTTTTGCTGCTCGTGTTTGTTGTTTTCTTTTTAGCTACACTTGCTTTGCTTAAGCTTGTTTTCCCACCTAGCGCCTTTAATTCTTTTTCAATGGCAGCCTTAACTTGATTCCATCTTCCCTCTGACAAAATACGGTGCGGGCAATACTTACCATTCCAGTCTTGATGTTTACGAACTCGATCAACACCCCATCCGCGTTCTTTAAGCAGCTGCGCCACAAACTTGATGGCCAGCTTTTCAGCAGCGTAGTATTTAGCACCTCCCGACTTGCTATAACAAATTTCGACACCAATCGACTTACGATTGCCTGTACCGTTTGTTCCATCTCCTGTGTGCCAAGCGTTACGATTCGTTGGAATTCCTTGAATGACTTGTTTATCGTCTACTGCAAAGTGAAAACTCGTTGAGCTAGAGTTATTCTTCATGTAGGAAATTTCATTGACTGCTGAAGCATCATTCGCAGTGTTGTGAATAGTGATATATTCAGCTTTCATTGGATTAGGACATTTCAATCCATACTTTGATTTAGAGACTAGATTCTTTACAACTTTAGTGGCCATATATCCTCTCTCCTTCTGTCTGTGTAATAAAAAAAGCCACTCGCTTAGCCAGCAACTTTGTCTGCGTTATCCTTACTCTGTTCTTTTTCGTTCTCAATTGTTTGTAATCGATCTGTTATCGTTGAAGGGATTTTAACACCGATCTGTGCTAAGTTTTCAGTTATTGACAAGCCTTCATTAGCGATATAAAAAAGAACGGTACCAAAAGTTAGGACACCGTTTAAATTGAGGACTGTATCAATAACGTTTGCTAAAATGACTGCAAAGAAATTGAGCAGCTTGCGGACATATCCAAACCATGCGCTCCGGCTTCGCAGTTTTTTGAATTTCCATGCCTTAATTACTCCTGTTAAAACGTCAATTATGCTAAGTACTAGAAGTAAGTCAAGGTACTTCACCCCTCCAAATAAATATACTCTCGCTAAATCTAATGTTTCAAAATTGATAAACAAACTTGTCTCCTCCATTTCTAATCACCTCCTCCGAGGCAAATAAAAATAGGACAGCCGGATCTTATGAGACGGCCGTCCCTCTAACTGAAAAGTTTCCATTTGTTAAAGATGTAAGCTCCATAACAATTTCTTTAAAACCAGTAATGTCAAAAGACCAGGCTTCAGATTTCCCTTTTGTGCTAGTGGCAAATGTTCCGTCATCCACTTTCTGCCCTCTAAGGGCTCTTTTTGTTCCCGATAAGGATTTACCCCAGAACTTCAATTCACTTGTCTCAGCCGTCCCATAAACCTCAATGAGTAACGTTTTAAATGATGCAACGGTGAATGGGTTACCCTCACCTATGGTTTCTGTTTTATCGTGAAAGATAATATCCATTGTTTTTGCTTGAGTGTCTAATGAGCTAAGGTTCAGGCCTTCAGTCTGAACTTTTAAACGACCATCATCAGTTAAGCCACTTTTATCTAACTCGACTGACAGCGGAGCAACTGCTGTAATAGGAACAGTGTGGTTAATGTTTATATCCTCTTCACCTGCGCCCAATGACTGGTACAGTAAAAATTCAGATTGCTGTAGGTTACCATTTACGTATCTGAAACGGAAATAGCGTTTAGTTAAGTGAATCCATTCAGTCTCGCCAAGAGTATTTGCTTTAACAACCAATGAAGAGACTGTGGTCCATGAATTCATATCGTTACTTTCTTCAATGAATAAGGTACCTTCACGATCAGAATAAGCGTGACCTTTTACTTTTGAAATTAAAACCTGACCTAATCGATCTTGTCCATATTGCGTGTATACTTCAGTGGCTTTTAAAACTGCGTTCGTCAGCAGCTCTGAATTACCGGAGATTGAAGCTACCGGCACAACAAAATCTCTTTTTCCTTCTCTGTATGGCTTGGCTGCCCCCGGCTTACCGGTTGCATCTGTTGGAAATTGAAAACTATTTGATGCCATTAAAAATCCTCCTTGCTATAGTAGATCATTAGTGATGAGCATGGGTTTACAACGGAACCACCCCCTTTAAGGCAAAATAAAAAAGCCTAAATGGCTTCTCCGGTGATCTCTTTATACTGTTCTGCTGTGATTAGATTTTTCTCTATTCCTTTCTGTAAGTCTTCGGACGAGCAATCTTTGAAATGAATTGCCTGTTTCACCATTTCAGGAGTAGCCCAGTCATAATGCAAAGCCAGCACCCAATAATTCATGAATCTTTCCCTCCTTGTTGAGTTAGCAGTTGTAACTTTATTTTTGAAAGCTCGCTTCCCAAAGTTTGGTTTAATTCTTCAAGCTGTTTACGAGCTAGCTTCTCCTGAGATAACTCTTGCGCGAGTAGCTCAATCTGATTGGGAGGTTCATAAGACGGTTTTTTCTGTGACTCCTCCCACCAGGCCTCTAATTCTTCCTGAGTCGGTAACGGCGCCCTGATATTCCATTTCTCAATGTATGAGCCATTCCCGTCATTCCGTAATTCAAAATCTTTTCTCGGTACTGCGTTAGGGTACTTGTACATAATCGCATCATACAAAATCATAGAAGCACCTCCTAAAATCTCGGGTAATTTCTGCCGCCGATTTCTGTGATATCAAAGTAGTTATACCATCCTGAGTTATCAGAGATATACCGTGAAGTATTACCGTCATAGCCCACATAAAGATACATCTCTATATAATCCCCCTTATCAGCTGGAACAGTGGCAGCTCCATATACTCCAACATTGAAATCTGTGGTATCAGACGGGCTAGCAGGACTATTTCTATAATGTGCTATGTTCTTATAAATCGTTCCGTTTAAGTAGATCTCTAATTCATAGTTAGCATATCTCTGAACGTTTTCGATATATACACCGGCATTGACTAGAAACATTCCGCTGTTTGGACAGATAAACCGGCAATTATTAATGTCAAAGGCATTATGACTGTCCTTTATCTTTCGATTAAAACGAATTTTTTGCTTTTCTCCTTTGATAAGAAGTTGCTTACCTGTTGTTCCAATATTGGCATGAGCGAACCCTGATATCTTTTGCCAAGAGGTCCAGCCTGAACCACTCCACCAGTGTCTAATCCAAACTCCTGTACTGTCGTAGTAAGTCCCAGACTCATTTCCTGTCCCATAAAAGTATTGTGTAAATCGGTAATTATTATATTTTTCATTTTTGACAATGCCATAACCTAAAGGGTAGCCAGTGATATTACCTTGACCAATGTCCATTAATGTCAATCCTAAAGGATATTCTTCCCCTCCTGTTCTTGCATCTTGAATAGCATTGTCTCCAGTAATTAACGTCAGATTGTTATTTTTGTAGTTGGTATCCACGTAATGTTTTGCATCCAATAAAGCCTTATCCGCTTTTTCCTGGGCTCCGGCAGTTGTTTCTTTCGCATTCCAATTCTCCCGCTCTACTGGTGTTATGTGCCGTTGTAAATCATTATGATGCTCTTCAAATTCTTTTTTCGAAGCTTGCTGTACATTATCAACGTTCCCTAGCCCGATTTGCGCCTTTGTTGTATTGTGAGGGTTGTTCATATCATTTTTATGTACTGCTAAATCTTTATGCGCGTCTTGAATGCCTTTCTCCCAACGGTTTACATCATCTTCATTAATCGGATCGTCCGGAAGCCAATCTGTTTTTGCATCATAAGCCATTTGCTACACCACCTCGAAAGTAATCCTAAAATCTAGCGTTCTGTTATTACTGACGTCTAAATCTGTTGTTCTTTCCGTAATTACGTGGTTTTGTTCATCAAGGATCTGCACACTCTTAATATGCTTTATATCTTCCTCTCGTTGAGTAAGCACCGTGACAACGGCACCCTGAATGGTGAGTTCCACAATTTTTGTTTCATTTCCATTCAGCAGCACTTTCGATATTCTATTTTTCAAATCTGCAGCTGTTCGCTCTCTATAAAGCTGTGTAATCATACAAGGACCACCTCGTTATTATTGAGCGTGACGGAATAACCTACCTTTAGCTCACTTGCTTTTCGATACCTTCTGTTATTCAAAATGACAGTATCTTTTATCTGGAGTGGTTCATTCAAAGCAGCTCGCAAGGTATATGCCAAATGAGCTGGCTTCATATTCTCCAATGTTTCTATAAGCTCGCTCATATGCTGCATATCATCTATATCAATATCAACATTGAAACGATACTCTCTAGGAAGTAGCCGAACCTGAGCTGACGGCTTTTTCAGGAACCGGTTTAATGCCTGTTCAATGGCCTTATATGTTGCGGGCGGTATATTGGACATTTTAGAGATTAGACGCAATCGGCGGATCTCATCGGTGTCACCTGATTCCCGCGGTACGTTCAAAATCTTTTCCCATCGTTCAAGCCCCCAGGTTGCCGTAGTAACAAACAGCTGATCTGTCAGATCAAAGATGCTGTTATTTTGCTTCTCAAATTCCGGAGCTTCCGCTTTAAGAAGTTCAGCCATTTCCTTTAACTTGGTAAGGAACGGCGGCAGGTAAGCAGTCATTTCATCGAGTTTGCTCAATGATGTTCACCTGCCCCAATTTAGGGATTTCGACGTCACTCAGAACCAAATTTTCGGCCACGCCGTTGATTTTAATATTTGCGTAATCACTTACTGAAGGTGAATTGTAGACAATATTATTAATCTGCGATAAACGGATAACGTTATCTTCAAAAGCAATCTTTTTAAAGAGATTTAAAACACCTGATTCGATTTCTTGCTTTACCTGTTCGATAGAGCTATTGACCTCGGGAAGTACCTCGGCTGAAATCTCAACCTCTTTCCATACCGCACTCTCCACTGTGACAAAGGCACCTATTGGCGCTTGTCCCTCACCTTGTCCGGGTTCAGGATCAATATAGTTTTTAACCTTAGAAATCAAAATATCGGAAGCAGGTTCCAAGTTAGCATTAGTCACGATAATTTTGACTGTGCCGTCCCCGTTCCAAAGCGGAAAGATCTTTGCCTTCCCCACTCCGTCTACTTCTTCAGCCCATTGTTTATAGTGTGCTTTATTGGCACTGACAGCTTCTCGACGCACGCGGGTAAAATATCTAGCTCTTAAACTGTCATCATCCTCTTCTTCACGTCCAGGAATCAGAATCTCTTTCACAATCGCTTTTTGAAGCCCAGGTATAGTATCTAGTGACAATAGATTCTGACCGGATATGTTTGCGTTCCCTGCTTCCCCCGCTGTTTCACACTCCAACGTCCCGTCAGCTGTGTATTGAAAATAAAGATTATCAACATAAAAGCGAGACCCTACAGGAATGGTCACGCCTTCAGTAAACTCCCCTGCCCTGACTGCTTTTGTGGCAGCAGTCCGCTCAATGCCTGCTTCAGTAGCCCGTCGATCTAAAAATTCCCCTTGCGCTGTGTCTGAGAAGACAAGTTCCAGCACAGTATCGAGCCAAATATAAGACTTGGCCAATTCTGCGGCTGCAGGAGCTAACGCGTTATAAATCACGCTGCCTTCCCTCGTATCAATGTCCGCTGAAATGCTGTTCAACATTCGATCCATAATCGCTTCATAGGTTTGATCTTCAAACATCCTCGCCAAGCACCTCCTCGATCTCCAATGTTCCTTCGTCAGTCTCGACTGTAAAGGAGGCACGGAACGATTCGCCTTGTTTTTCTATTTCAAAATCTGTAACAGCAGAAATTCGGTCGTCATAGATCAGTGCTTCCTCTATCAGCCGAGGGATCTCCATTTTCTTATATGCGTCTGTTGTTTCGTTATCTGCCAGCACGTCTTGAAGCTCATTTCCAATGTCATGACTGTAAACAGAATATGCATATCGCTCAGTATGGAGAGACAGATATACAAACTGCTTAATCGCTTCAAGGCCTGTGATAATTTCATTTGTGATACAGCCATTTTCAAAATCTATTTTGTAGGTTTGCGAGGTCTCTATGACCTCGCTGTCATCCTCTATATCCTCAAACTCGATTTCCGGAGACAAAGCCATTCCAAACACCTCCTATATTTTGTCGAGAATAAAAAATGATTGCCCGCCTTTTAAGGAGACAATCATCACACGCTCACCTGTATTCAATGCTTCTTCTTCACCGGCCCGCAGCCGCTTTGGAACAATAATCAAATCGGCAGGTATTATTAATTTGTCACTTTCATTAAGCTTTATTTCAATAGGTGAAACGGAAACCACTTCAGCCGGCATAATATCCACTGGTGACTCAGAATCAACTGCACCGACAGCCAAATGTTTGATTGCTTCACTTAATCTCATGAGGAAACACCATCAGGGATAGAATTTTTCTCAACCACATCAATGGTCATCGTGTGTGTCGATCCTTTAAATTCGTGTTTATCTGTATCAATCCAGTATGTTTTCTTAACCCCGACTTCCGGAATTGAAATATAGACGGGCAAACCGCTCTGAAGATCTGGAATCCCAATTGCTTGAATACTTTTGAGTTCTTTTTTGACGCCTTTCTTCTGTGCCTGTTTAACTTTCGCACGCTGCTGAAGCTGTGCTTGGTTAATGTTATCTGATATTGTTTCAACATACTGAAGCACGCCGTATTTGCTGATACCCGTGTTGTCACTTATGGTAGCCGTGTATGTTTTATTGTCTTTCTGACGCCGCAGCTTTACTTTTGTGGCCGTGTCATTAATTGAAGTGCTGTATTGATAGCCGATGATGTTCACACCCGTCTCTAGCACCCATACTTCTGACGGATCAGGCCAAGCGCGAAGGCCGAGCTTCCCCTTCGCCGAATATAATTGATAATTTCTTCCGGTTTGGCTCTTCGTTTGTTTCAAGGCTTTCAGAATCATGTCATAAAGACTCGTATCATCTTTAAACACTAATGATTTAATGGTGTAACCCGTATTTGCAATGGATGTCGTTGGGATTTGAAAATCTCTTGTCAGGCGCTTGATAATCTCGTCTGCACGCTTATTGGAGAACACATAAACATCTTTGTTCTTAACCAGATATTGCAGCATGTCATAAGCCGTAAAGGTCAGCCCATGTTCTTCCGGATTGCGAGAAAACACAATACCTCGAAACAGCTCTTTCCCTTTCCACTTAAACAGAACCGTATCTCCTTCTGATACGCTGTAATATGAATGGGTTCCTTGTTTCGTTATGATCTTTGCCGTGATTGATCGCGGCGCCTGATACCGTTGTCCTTCGAGTGAAACACTTTCAGTTACCAGCTCAAGCCATTCCGTTTCTTTAATGACGAAAAGTTCTATCATTGTCATCACCTGCTTACTGCGGTATCTTTAATTTTTGCCCAGGAAAGATCCAGTGTCCTGGCTGTCTTATATTTCGTTTACTTCGTTTGATCATAGCCTTTTTATTGACGTTCCAAATCTTGCGCCATTTTGTACTGTCTCCATAAAATTTGCCGGCAAGGTCCCACAGTGTATCACCTTTTTTAACGGTGTATGTTTTAGGAGCTGATTTAGATGGCCGCTTCTTCTTCGTCTTTTTCTTCTGCTTGATCTTCCGCGGCGAAGCAGTTTTGTATTCCTTCAGTTTGATTTCATAATCACGATCACCTATATCTTTTTGGCCCTCGCTATAAGAAAAAACCTCAATACTGCAAGTTAAATTAATTTTCGTTCCAGTAATCAAGAATTGAACCGGCTTTTTAGATTTCACCCATTTCTCGACCTTTGCAATAGCATTTTCAGGAGAAGGAAATCCCTTATACTCAGCAAGCGGGCTGTGTTTCTTTGGAAAAAAAGAAGAGAACGAAATCTCTTTCGCTCCCGGTTTATCTATAAAAGTGATCTCCCCAAAACTGGCCACTTTTACTGATTCATTTTGAATTGTGTTGGATATATCAATTTGTTCAGGAAGGACAGGAAGCCGCAGCTTGTCCTTCCCTTGGGAAATCCAGAATTCATATACGGATTTAGTCAAAAGCAACGACTCCCTTCGTTCCAATGTTGATATCCTGTTCAAGCTCATCAATAAGGGTCTGCTTAATCTTAGCTATAAGACCGTTCATGTCTTGGTCATTGTGAAAATGCTGATCGCCATTAAATTGAATAATAACCTCTTTACCTCCTGATGCTGTAACAGTTGTTTGCTGACTGCCTGTTGTAGCTGCTGTTACCTGACCGGAAGATAATTCAGTTTGACCTTTTTGAGATGGGTCTGTAACTTCCATTCCGAGTGCCTTAGCTGCTTGGGCTAATAAATAACGTCCACGGATACCTCTCTCCTCTGGGATGATCCATTCCCTTTTGTTTCCTTCACCGACACGTGCAATCTGCTCTTTGGTAATAAGTCCTCCGTTAGCGTAGCCAACATATGGACCTCCGTGCCTCATGCTTCTAATGCCTGGTACATTATTAATTGATCCATATCTGCTTTTGATATAGCCAATCGCAGCAGCAGCGTTGTGTATCGGGTTAAGAATATTATTCATTCCCGGCAATTTGTGTGCGTTGAAGGTACTTGGGATTGTCTGCATGAGCCCCTGAGATGGATGTCCTGCTTTCGCATTACTATCCCATAAGTTGATTGCCTTCGGATTACCGCCTGACTCATGCTGAGCAATTGTCATCAGCCCTGGAAGCCAGCTCATCGGTGTCTTTGTAGCCATGATAGCAGCCATGAGCCATTGCTTCACATTTCCACTTACTGCGCCCATTCTAGAATAAGCGGCAGCTAGTGAGCCTGCTTGTTTTTCAGCAAACTTTTTTACATCAACAGAATCCAGACCTTTTACAATACCTATAGAGGCAAAACGCCCAAGACTCATCATGACACGGGAAGGTGAATGAATATCCAGCTCTTCACGAAATGCCTTCTCAACTTTTTTCGCCAGTTCCTTGGCAGCCTCATTGACTTCACTTGCCTTAGAAGTCATGCCTGAAACAAAATTACCAATCATACCGCTTCCCCATCCGTTTGATGATTCTTTAGAGCGGATAAACGGCTTGTTAATATGAGTGCTGACGTATTGATCAGTACCAGTTTGTGAACTATTTTGTCCGGAAGCAAAACCTTTGATCGTTCCGCTTCCCCATGATGAAGATTTATTAACAGTGTTCTGAAATGGTGTTTTAACCTTCGTCTGCAAGAAGCCATCTGTACCGGTCGAAGTGCTGTTCTGACCTTTAGCATATCCATTGACCACTTGCTTTCCGTAATTCGAAGAATAAGAGATTAAATTGTTCATTGGCTGTCCAACGTTTTTCTGTTTCCAAGATTCTATAGAAACAACGTTATCTCCAATTCCTTGATCAAAGCCTTTAGTGAACTGTTGACCAAATGAAGTCGCTTGTTCATCCAGACTGGATGTGTCAATGATAGGAGATACAGAAGCAGTCACCGCCGCTCTACGGATTAGCGGGGAAGTTGCTGGTTCACCTCCTGCAGATGAAGCAGACGCTATATCATCAACCACACTCATCCCTAATTTTGAAGCAGCTTGAGAAAGGAGCATTTTGCCGCGCCCTTTATTATTCTCAACAGGAATAACAAATTCTTTACCAGCTTCACCAATCCAAGATATTGTTGGCTTCGTAATGTAACCACCAGTAGCATGTTTCTTTGGCTTTTCTTTTCCCGTACCAAATAAATAATTTACGCCACTCTTCACATATCCCCACGCTTTACCAGCAGTTTTTTTCGCACTTGAAGCTACTTTACCACCAACTTCTTTTACCCCGCCTAAAATACTGCTTCCCAATTCCTTTACACTCTGCCACTTTTCAGACCACCACTTCTTACTAAAAAGGGTTTCTGAGATGGAACTCTTAACACTTTTCCATATTGATTTAGTATTATCCCATTTATTTTTTGACCAGCTCTTTACACTTTCCCATTTTCCTGACCACCATTTCTCGCTAAATAAAGTGGACTTCAGCTTTCCTTTAACTGATTGCCAAACAGAAGACGCGCTGTCCCATTTACTTTGAGCCCAACTTTTTACGCCTTCCCATTTTCCTGACCACCACTTCTGACTGAATAAAGTGGATTTTATTTTTCCCTTTACGGACTCCCAAATAGATGATGCACTATTCCATTTGTCCTGTGCCCAGCTTTTAACGCCAGACCACTTCTCAGACCACCATTCACTATTAAATAAAGTAGACTTCACCTTTTCTTTTACATTAGACCATGTCTCACTTAACCCATCGAGAGAAGTCTTCGCATTACTCTTAATGCCCGACCATTTTTCAGACCACCATTTTTGATCAAATAATGTACTGTCTAGTTTCTTCTTTACTTCTGAACCATCAAACGCTTTACCTAAACTTGAGCCACCCATGGTGCCTGCTATACCACCAACTATTCCACCAATGGCTGTTCCCACTCCAGGAAAAACACTGCCAATAGCTGCTCCTGTAGCCGCTCCAGCAAGACCACCGCCAGCTGATCCAATTTTTTCACCAACATTGTCTTTATTCATCCCAATTAAATCTGTTGCCGCTAAAGCTGTTCCTAATAGAGGGACTCCCTTTGCAAACTTGCCAACACTTTTCAGAGGACTTAAGACTTTCCCGAACTTCGATGTACCGCCTGCAGCTCTACCAGCTGAGTATAGCTCCGATCTCGTAGTGGTTATTGCTGGTCTTGATCCTCTGGTTGGATTAGTACTTACAGTTCTACTGGAACGCCTTCTCTCCAATTGTCCAGATGACACAGTAATTGATCTGTCAGAAGGGTTCATTCGGTTTGGATTACTGCGTTGACCTAAAACTCTTTTCCCTCGTCTTCTACGAATGCGATCATTTTTACCTCCATCGCTACAACAGCAACATGTTAAGCTGCCGCTTCGAGGTAAACTCGTTGGACCTGTAGCAGTTTTGGATTCTCTGCCCCCTGTGCTGGCATTACGATTACTGTTCCTCCCTTCACTTTGCGTATTAGTGCCAGCTTTAGGAGTACGTTTTGGAATTAACTTTCGGATTACGCCTGCTGCATCACTTCCGACAGTACCTATGCCTTTTAACAGCGGACGTAGTATTTTCAAATAACCAATCAACCCAATTAAAGAAGGGATCACAACTTTAATCGCTGTTTTCAAATCATCCCAATGGTTGACGCTCCACTCAATGGCTACGTTTAACTTATCACCTATCTCCTCACCAAGATCGGCAATATCTTTTTTGATCTCTTTAAGTTTTTCCTGACCTTCTTTACTGTTAATGAACGAGCTGATTTTATCAAAGGCTGGCCCTAATCCAGTTAGCAGAGAAGTTCCCATATCCTTAGATATGCTTTCAAAATCTCTCATTGCATCATTAACCGGTGTCATCGGGTTATTATCCCGAAGTTTCGTAAAGCTTCGTTCCAATTCACCGCTTGTTTTGGCACTTGTACCAATACCTTCAGCCATATCCAAGATCGGCTGTTTAAGGTCTTCGTACTGTGTTCCAATAAGCTCAGTCGCGATAGCAGCCCGCTTTGTTTTGTCTTTCACTTTAGAAAGGGCTTTTGCCACCCTAAATAGGCTTTCCTCACCGCTTATTGAACCATCTTTGAAGCCCTTGAACATTTTCTTAGTTTCCTTGGCTCCGAACAGCATTTTAAATGCGTCCACTTGGCTATCAGACATTTCGGTTCGGCGGATGTTAAACTCACGCATACTATCGGCTAGGTTATCGAAGTTTCTGGCGCCACCCTTTGTTCCTTTTATCATGGCGTTTGCAATTTGGCCGCCTGTGAGCTTCAAGTCTTTAAAGGTGGAACTGTATTCATTCATCGTGTCCAATAAATCGTCAGCTTGGTCACCGGCATTCCGATATACATAAGCAATTAAGTCTCCGCTTTGTTTCCCAGACAATTTCAAGTTGTTATACATCGAACTAAAAGCACGATCTACCTCTGCCTGATCAGCATTCATAAGCTGGGCAATCTTACTTGACGACTCAGTCAAATCAGCCAGAGCTTTTTTAGACGCCCCTGTCTGTTGTGATAAGTTTCTCAAAGATAAACTGACTTCTTCACGAGAACTGCCCGCTTTATTGTTGAAATAGATCTGATCCGTCATTCTTGCAACATCTTTCTTATTAACGTTTGAAGTTGCTGACACGTAAGCATCCTGAGACATTGTACTCTTACCAGAACCCATAATTGAACCTGCAGAAAAACCGCCTGCAACTGCCAGAGTAATGGTTGCATCCTTCAAGTTGTCTATTTTCGCTTCAATTGCATCCAGAGCAGCTGTAGCTCTGTCCTTAATAGAGACAGTTGGCTCAGCATGTTCGCTGTCAACATCGGACACATGACGACGGATCTCATCTAATTGGTTTGAAGCATGATCACGAACTGAAACAGTTGGCTCAGCGTGCGAGCGATTCAAATCAGAGAGACCTCCACGGATTAAACGAAAACGTGGTGTAGCTTGATCATTTATGGAAACTGTAATCTCATGGCTACCCTCGGTAAGATCCTCAGCTTGCTGACGTATAGAATGTAAGCCATTCGAAGCTCGATCATCTAAATCCACTTCAAGCGATCGAGCCCGACCGGTCAAACGGTTGACTGATCGGTCAATTTTCCGCATAACTCTCTCAGTCCGATCTTCAGCATCAAAAATAAGAGGGCCATTAACGGCCCTCTTAAGTCTTTCAGCATTGCCTTGTATCATCCGAAGCTTGCGAGAAATCTTATCGTGTAATTCAAACGTGGCTGTTAGTTTAGCCATAGTTAATTACCTCCCTTCTTCGCTTCTTTTTCTAACAGCTCAAGCTTATAACCGATTAACCCATATAAGAGCGCCTTGAATTCTTTCGGAGCCTCATATAGTTCTCTTAATTCTGACGGGGCGTATTTGAGCTCATGCATCGCGTAATAAAGATATACAGCCTCTTTGTCCCCGTCTTTTACTAGTTTTTTGCTGCTTCTTCAAGATCTTCGAGATCATCATCGAAGCCGTTGATCTCAATTGCTTTGTTCAGCCAGTTCGCATACTCACCGCCGACTGAAAGAACACGTTTGGCGACTTCCACTGGATCTTCTGTTTTGTAAGCCTCACGTAGTTCCTTAGCTTTAAAGTTCGGATAAACAGTCGTTTCAACCGCAATACGAGCATAAAAGCGTTGGCTGTCCAAGTCCTTTACGCGACCGCGGCCTTTTACATTCTTGTAAGTCGTATTCTCTTTCTCAAGTTCGTCAATTCGTTCAGTCGTGATTGCTTTGAAAATGAATGGAACAACATTGCCTTCTTTGTCTACAAAACGTTTAGAAATCGGCACTTTTACTTCTTCAGCTTCGATTGTTTGTCCTGGCATAAAGAATGAAAGATCGTATACTTTTTCGCTCATTTTATTATCTCCTTGTCATTTTGGTAGTAAAAAAAAGCACAATTGACGAATTGTCAAATGTGCCTTTGGAATAAAGAGGATATTCTAATTTCGATACCCACTTTTCAGATAATTCAGGTATAATGTATCTGGAAGCTCTTCCAATCAATTCTCAAGAAAGGAAGGTGGGGAAATAATAGATCCATATAGACCTCCTCAAGGAGGTGAAAAAATCATGAGTCTCATACAAATTATGCAATTCATATCAACTTGCGCAAGTTTAACATATAAACTTGCAAAGTGTTTTAAAAAGAAAGACACAAACGAATCTAAAGACATGGCCGTGTCTAAAGTTTGTTTGTGTCGACAAAAACACTGGAGGAGTCATCCATATAAAAAATTTAAACGGAAGATTCGTCCACGAAAAAGAAGATAGATTTCTTTATAAAAGCTAGAGTTCCTAAGACTCTGGCTTTTATATTTTATGCAAAAATCTTAAATGCTAACCCTGTAACTTTTCTGTTCTAACCGCATTGTGCGATCGAACAATATATATTGAGTATATATTCTTTGAATGTTTTTTGCAATTCTATAAAAACTTTAAAAAACATATTTAAATCCCAAAAAATTATTTTTAAGGAAAAATAAATAAAAGGCGCTTATAAAATCTTGCGCCTTTTATTTTAAAAAGTCGATTTCAACTGTTCAGGAAGATCAAAGTCCTCGAAGGTAAACGGTACTTCCTCTTCCAATGCTTCGGAATCCACATCCAGTCCCGCAATCTTCGCAGAATCAAAGTTCACATCATAGAGAGTAACCCGCTCAGTCCCGCGGCCGGAAGACGCATCATCCAGCACCGCTTGCAGAGTGAAATACGGATCTTCACCTTTTTTCACATAATTAAGCATCAGCTGCACAAAGCGGGATGTGACTTTATAAAATGTCGCTGTGCCTGTTCCGTTTGCGCCTGTTGTTTTATGACCGGTCATGCGGCGCCCCATAACGTTGACTTCCGATTTATTTTTCTCCACATTCGCTTCAAATGTTTTGATAAACGCCAGTTCCTCACCGTCCAAGAAAAGGCGTCCCTCTTTACCAGATATCGTATTCTGAGCTTTAAAAGCCACCTTACTTCACCTCCACGTTAAAGTAGAATTTCTCAGCTGCATCAACTGGCTGCACAGCAAGATCAATCAGGAAACCGTCACAATCGCTATTCAGAGCAATTGTGATGTCATTCTCTGAATCAAAATTGGTAATGCCCCCGTTATCTTGAAGAACACTCAAGTATTGAGTAATCATCGTTTTCACGAATTGAAGGCCGTCATTTGTAGCAGGAACGTCGCTGCCGCTCGCTTTACGGGACTTAATCAATGCTTTCAATTGTGATGTCAGGTCATTATTGATTGCATCAAGCACCCGCACAATTTTGTTTTTCTGGAACATCTTATTCTTCTCAGCTGTAAGACTTGTGAGAGAATTAATATCCTTCTCAACAGAAACAGATTTGTCTCGAGAATCATAAGTAAACAGGAATTCCCCGTTCGCCAGCCGCTGAATTACCTGGTCATTATCCAATCGAGTAAGGACGTCCACCGCTCCCGCATATTCTACGAACGTAAGCGACTGATTGAACGTTGCACCCGCGCTGGCGCCGGCAACCCAAGCAGTAGCTTTTTCCGGAGTGATCTCCGTTCCGTCTTCAAGCAGAACCCCGCCTGTGACATTGATAATACCTTCGTGATCGCCTTTGTAATTAGATAGTACGCCTTGAACCTTTAAGCCTTGATTGTCTCTCAGCCGTTTGATGAATGCGACAAACGTCGCTTTCAATTGCTCGTTATCTTCTACAGGCAGTGCGATTGTGTCAAAGTATTCCATTTCAGCTGCTTCCAAGAAAGCTGTATAATCGGCATTTGTCGGTGTTTTGTCTGTTCCGCCTGACAAGCGGATTCCGGAAGTTGCAGGAAGGGCACCGCTGACGTCTTCAGGAGCCGTACCGGTTAACGGAATAGTGACTGTTAAATCTCCTTTCCCCGTAAACGTGACATAGTTATTTGGTTTAAGCTCTTCAGCTTTAGCCACTGTTTGTTTATCCACTTCTGACTGATCAAGGTAGGTAGTGACATCAACTTTCGAAGAGTCAATAACGTTCTCCGTAATACTAATAATGATGTCATTACCTTTAGTGCCGCCATAAAAAGCAGTAGCCTTTACACCTTCACTAATGTCTGCTGAAGCACGAAGACCTTCCGTCAGACGATAAAGCAAGACTGTACTTGCCTTTTTCATTGCTTCACGTAAAAGCAACAGCGAAGGATCATCAATGTTCAACCCCACTTTTTTATTCAGGTCCTCGATTGAAGAAATAGAAATGAATTTCTTAACCTCACCCCAGCTGGATGCTATCGGCAGCGCAACTGTTCCACGTTCTCCGGCAGAAACACGGTTCTCCGCGGTCGTTTTGAAGTTAAAGTAAATACCGGCACGCTCTTTTTCCTTGCCGGGTGTGAATGTTCCGCCGTTCATCTATTTGACCTCCTTTTGAAGAAACTGATTAATTAACTTCTTCGCTTCCGATTTTGTAATACTCGTTTTATGAACATGAAAAAGAGCACCGTCAAACACCTCGGGTTTTACCCCAAAGAGCTCTCGACTGTGCTCTCGCAAATCCTTAATATAAAAAGCATTTTCCGCTTTCTCTTTTTTAGTGGCCATCATTTCACCCCACTTTTAAATTTAAAACCATTAATTGAACGTTGTTCCTCCCGCTCATACCAATAACGACTCGTCCAGTTTAAGACAATGGTCGCGTAATCGTCTGATACCCGCGTTTCTATTCGAGATAGCCGAATAAAATCCCCCGTATCCTCGCCAGATTCCTGCATGAGCGGAATTATGCCTCTATTGCTTCTAAGTGTATCCGTAATTCTTTCCGCTTCGTTATGGGCTTTCTGTGCGTTCTCGTGAAAGAGTTTCACGTTTAAAACATAGGATTTCTGAAACGTGGATACTGTATCCACCCCATCGACTGTGGAAGCGGGTGGAAAGTAAAGAGACGGAACAGCAAAGTCCTGCGGTATTTCTTCTTTATACACTTGAACAGGATACAGTTTGTATAGATAGCCCATAATTGAACCTACTTCTTGATTCATGGCTACACCGCCTTAAAATTCTTCATCAATCCATTGCTGCAGTTTCCGCTCAAGGCTTCTCTCAAACATCAACTGAAATATAGCCATGGCGTTATCCCAAAAGCCAGAACCGTCTACCCATTGGAACTTCAGCAGCATACCGGAATTTCTTTCGGCAGGGTCATATTCGAAACGGTTGCCTTTCCACCGCCCTGGAACCCACCGTCTATCCTGATTTTTAGACGGATCGATAGTAAAGTGCCCGTCATTCACGTATGAGGCGTATTCCAAATTTGTTCCAACATCCAACTTTAAGCTGCCTTTTGTCATTGAAAAGATATTATCCTGGTCACCTCGTTGAAAAGAGTTAAGCAAGCGGCGTGTGTCTACCGTCTTCATCCTGATAATTTCATCTTGAATAATGTCTAGGAACTCAAAACCCATAGCTTCAAGCCACTCCTCGTATTTCCCTTTCAATTCTCCACGAGAAGCACGGTTTAATGACTGAATGAACTGATCAAGACCTTTGATCTTCACAGATATTCAACCTCCCGTACTGCTGTAACTTCCCAATGATGCTTCCTGATTTTGCGGGGCTTCTGTAATTTATAAGCCGTACTATCCCAGACCACCCTGTCATTAACTCGAATATCAACAGTAGCAGGGAAATGAACAAGGAATGATTGATAAATAGCTACATTCGGTTCCTGTTGGATAATGGACTGACTCTTTTCTGTAAAATAACACGGCTGATTTTCTATGTCCGGCTCATCAGGGTACGAAAAAACCGGTTGAACATCTTCAACCGGCACCCCGAATTTTTGCTTTCTATTTTCTTTTTTCTCCTGCAGATGGTAAATGTCACATCTGTGAGTCAATAAGGATTGATAACTCATATTGATCTCATCCGCACTTTCGCTTCAATCCCTTCTAAATCAGGGTCAGCCGGTTTCACATAATCTTTTATTAATGCATACACATCAGGTTTTTGAAGAGAACTGCCATCCCCTAGAGTATAAGAATAGTCACCAATTTTTTCAGTTGTATATCCTTTAATAATTGACTCGTCGCCATTTATAAGAGCATAAAACTGAGACAACTTTAATAGGGCCAGTCGAACCGTTTCAGGCAAAGGAATATACTCTGCCTCTGAAAAGTCATGCCCAACTTTAAGAATGATATCGGCAGTAGCCTCAAGGATATCCTGTTTTAACAACTCGTCAGGTCTGGTCTTTACAGACTCAAAAACTGAATAACTCTTTAATTCATCGGGAGTGATTAACAGCATAGGTCACTCCCCTTTGTTATCTATTTGGTTAAGGATGTAGGCAATTCTTTCATCTGCGTTTTTGAAGTCAGACGGATTGCCACCAAGATTAGAAATAATGGATTCATGCTCTGCTTTATTCATACCTTTCAATTCTGACTCAGAATAATTTATCGGATCATCTTTTTGATTCTTAAGATCTTTATCCAGCACAAAATATGGATTTTCATTTAAATACTCATAGAGCTTTTTCGATACTGTTTGACTGACACCTGCTCGAAAGGTTATTCCCATAACATTGTACGTTTTGCCTTTAATAAGCTTTGCAGTATACACGCCAGACCACCTACTCCTTCACTTTCACGATCTTGGCTACGGCGTCCTCTTCTTCAAAAACACTATCCAATTTCGCTGTCAAAACAATGATAAACATACGGCGACGAATGTCCTTATCTACTTCAATTCGAATGTTACGAGAGAATCCGAGAATAATATTCTTCGGATGAGTTAGGATGATATCAGAAACATCGGCTGCAGTATCTCCCTCTCCAATCGTATAAGGCTGTAAATTTGCAATACCTTTGATCGGAACACCAAAAGCAGATGAAAGGCCACCTTGAACAGCTGCATCCCCTAAATTTGTTTGACGGTCAGCTACACGATCTTTCCATTCAACCTCAATACCAGGCGATGTATAGAAACGGAACTCTTGTGGGATTCGCAAATATTTTGGAGGTACAGCTTTGTATCCTCGCTTGAACGTTTGGCGTGTCAGTTCCTCACCTGCTGCATCAACAATGTGAGATGTAGCTTGTTTTCTGATGCCATCTAATTGCGCAAGATATGAGTCAGATGAAGTTGTATCACCATTTACAAGCAACTCTTCAATATCAACCGCAGCACGTTCAGCTATCATTTGCATGATTGTATTTTGAAGGCCATCTTTTTCGATGTTGTTTTCAAGTGTGTCATAGGTAATGTTAACTTCAGCAATTACTTCTTTTGTACTTAAGTTAACTGTGCTAGTTGATGGAACTGACTTTTGATCTTTAGTTAGCGCAACTCCCTCTTGGGCTGCCCTTAAAATACGCTGACCAAAACCGATCTTCTCGATTTTCTGTGTGTCATGGTCCATTTGAATAACACGCGCATCTCTTAAAATAGTTGGCGTATCTTGAACCATTCGAATAAAAGTTGAAGCTTGAGTAGGGTTCATAATCCCGCCGCTCTCTAAAGTAGAAAGCGTCATTTCTGCTTTATTAATAACCTCTTGATTTCTCATTCGTATCCTCCTTATACATTAAAACAACCCTGACCAGATTGATTTTTGAACTTGTTCAGACCCCAATTCTTCAGTTTGCTTAGATGTTCCCCGGCTTTTTTCAATTGCTTCAATACGATCAGCGAGCGGTTGAATAGCATCAGTAATAGCTTTTTTCAACTTCTCAGCTTCTTTTTCAGCCGCTTCTTCTGTTTTTTCTTTATCTTTCTTTTTAGGATCTTCTTCTTTCTCTAGATCTGCCAGCCGCTTCTCAATCGGCTCTAAAGCGGCTTGAATTGATTTCGTTACTTCCTCCGAAGTCATTTCTTTTTCCTCCTCTTCTGTCTCAACCTGACTCAGCAAGTTACCGAGAGCAGTATGAGCATTTTTAATTTCTTGTAGGTTTGAAGCGGAAAACTTTCTGCCCGCCTTTGTAACTGGCTCTTCATAAGATTGCTGTTGTTTTCCAACAAAAAAGTTTTTGAACAAATTAAAAAGCCCTTTCTCATCTGTTTTATCTTGAGAAACGGGCTTTTCTTCTTGTTTTTCAATTGTCTCAGCAGTCCCTGCCATTGAATAACCGGTAATTTCACCTTTTTTGATTTGCTCCCATACTTCCTCGGAAGCCTTCGTCACAAGGACCCATGATCCTTTTTTGATGGTTTCCCCATTCATTTCAAAGTCTGCAGGCGCGACATAGGATTCCACCACTTCACCAACGCCGCCTTGAAAATCATGCTGCTTGTCAATTTCTCGGGCATCTTTCAGGAATCCATGAGCGGCTTTTTCGATTTCTGCCGCTGTCATGAAATCTCCGTGAGCGTCCACTGTGTCTGGTTCATATACAATACCGTACACAAGTTTTTGCTCGTCTGCCTCTTTCGCAAGGATTCTGACTTCCTTTTGAAAGTCCGGCTGTTTTTCTGATTTCATAAAAAAGAACTGCTTTTGATTAGCAGCCTTATCGACGTAAGAGACATGTGTGATTTTTGCGTTAACCAATTCTCTTGGCATGTTGTTCACCTCCTTTAAAAGAAAAGGGTTCCATAAAAATATTAATTAGACTCTTCGTCATCGAATCTTGAGTATGGTTTACTTAAATTCAATGCCAAAGTAGCCAAAGTATCTTCTCTCTTTTTATTATCTTTTATATTAGAGATTAGATAGTTACTAAAATACAGACGATTAGTATTTACATATCTGTTATGAAATTCTGTCATTGTTTTTATTGTATTTGTATGCATTTTTAAATAAATAGCTGCAATGAAATTAGAAAGTATAGCTCCTAATGCACCTATAGCTCCAACTATCATTTTGGTTTGGACACCTTTAAAAATATCACTAGCCAGTAAAGCGAAGGTAACTCCAATCATAACAAAACCTAATATGATGCACATTATACCTATTTTAAAAACAGTTTTGTTTTGCTTAAGATTAAGTTCATAGTATCCATTTAAATCAAAGTGATGTTGTCTAAAAAGCGTTTCACTTCTGGATTCAGGAGAATCAAGTAAAGATATTTCGTTATCTATCTCCGTTATAAGCAGATCCTCTCGATGATGTTTAGGGAAGCTAAAATATACAGTCATTACAATACCTATGATCAAACCTATAGTACCAAAAGTAAGCTTAAAGGTATCATGCCTATTCAAAACAATATAAACAATAGCTAATAGTGCCATCGCTATCCCAAAAATAAAATAAATTCGATTGAAAAGTTTAATATTATCTTTTTCCTGCAATAGCTTGACCTTTGATAAGGTTAGATTATTTTTTAATTCATTCTTTATTTCTTTCTCGAATTTATCCATAAAAATACTCCTATCCTGATGAACTAGTTATATATTACAATTTTTTATATTTTTTTCAATAGATCTTGTCTAATCTCCTCCTTTTCATTTGCAGATAAACTAAGTATTTGGTGATCAACCACCGGTGACAAAACACAATGACAACGAACTCTTTCACCAGCTGAAAGTTTAGAATCCCGGGGAACATGCAGGTCTCTCTACTGCCTGGTATCTGAAATTCTTCATCTACTCCAATTACTGTGCCGTCAAGATCGATATGATTCTCACGTGGGTTGTTTTTCTTCTCTCCGCTGTGCCGCCACTTCTTTTTCTTTACTGCTGGCGACTGTACATATGATTCATGCTGCGCGGCTGAGGATGCCGCAAGTACTTCAGTAATAGCCGTTGTGCGAGCCCGCTCCCTATCAAATTGAGGCATGTCTTTAAGCGTCAGCTCAATGTCTTGTATGGATGAACCGTTCTCGATAGCGTTAGTTAGCACGGTCTCCACCGCTTCATGAGTGTTTAACTTCATGATCTGAGCCAGTTTCTCAGACCATCCCTTAATCCAATTAGTCGTACGATTGGATAAGACTTTAAAAGGAACTTCTGGATCTATAGAGTCCATGATGACTACGGCCAGCTCTTCAATAGTCTGCTGCAAGAATCCCTCGGTCAGTTCCTGAAATTCTTCCTCGAAATCATCCTCCGCAAAAAGGTTCTGAGTAAAAAACACCAAAAGAGCTTCTAACGTTTCTTTTGAGTCTTTGCTTATAAAACTATTCAGACCATCTAAAAACTTTTTACGCTGGCGCCTGAGTAATCTAGCGATGCCTTTTTCATATTCCTCCACATATTTGGGGATATTAAGTTTGCCAGGAAAGTCAGGTACCATCTCCCCCAAGTGCTTATACTGATTTTCCTCGGCTTTTAGAATGAATGCGTTCAGACTCTCCAACAGCTTATCCGTTTTGTTCATCTCTTCAGATCCTCCAGAACATCCCGCATATCTTTTAATAACCCGATCATATCAGGAGTACCGGTCTTAGATTTAAACAGCGTAGCCAAAGGATCGGAAGCGGACGACTCATTAGTCTTACCAAGCGGCCTATTGTATTCTTCCTGTGGCCATTCTTCAAGCGTCTTCCCGAGCACCCGTCCAGCCAGATCACGTAGATCATTCGGAGAAACTGCACCAGCTGTTATAAACGGTGTTAAAACTTTAGCAATCTCAAGTGGATCTCTAAAGTCTGGCCCTTTTAGTTGAAGACGGACTTTGTGAATTTCTAGGTCATTCAAAAATAGGGTATTCAGCTTTCCTGTGATTAACTTTCGTTCAGGCTGAAAGACCTGTTCTTCAGTAATCTTTCTGGCTGTATCAGCCGTTGCTCTGTTGTAATCTTGAGCTTCACCTGTATAAAGTGGAGGCAAACGAAAAGCCGATCTAATTTTGTCTCGGCTCTTTTGGTCATATTCAAGAAACAAGGCATCCTCTTGAAGGATTTCAGCAAGTGACTTAATATCGACTTTCACTGGAGCAATCTCTTCATCGCCATGAATGTTTGTCCCCTTCGCTATGCCTTCCGCTTCAAGTAAAAGAAACTTATGAGCATTTTCCACCCCTTCTAGCCCATTCATGTAATCCTGTAATTGTGTGTATGAGTCCTCTGATAACATACCATTTTCAATTGTGATGGCAGCGGGAATATGTCTACCTTGTTTGAAGTACATAAAGTTCAGCTCTTCAGCTTTTCGAGCCCCGTACAGATTAACAATATGGCCAATCCACCGTGGTTTCCCATAAGTACCGCTTCCTATTTTGAAATGGACCACTTCATTTGCTCGTTTCTCGAATGGAGTCTGTTCATCATATTGACCTGTCTCTAAATTTAAAGTACGGGGATCACCATATTCCTTAAAGTAAACCATACGGCCGTCAATCATCTGAACATACTTTCGGAATCGTTTCTCTCTTTTGATTGATTTCATTTGTCCTTGTTCGAAGTATGTAAAATCAACTTCAATTGGTTCAGACAATTTACAAACCCGAACATTTTGAACATCCATGTATTCAATGCCGGCTGGCTTATTTTCACCGTTTCGAATGACCTCGATAAATCCATTCCCTGTCTTTTCTCGATCTTCAATAACAAAACCAAGTAAAGTCTCAGCTGACTCATCAAAGTGAAGGTATTTAATGAATTCTTCAAGCTTTGTCCATTCACTTTCAGCTTCTGTTTTTTCTTCATTTGTCACATCTGGCGAATTCACATCAAACGAGTACTCAAAATCAAATCCAAAACCCACAATATTTGTCCTGTAGGCATCAACACATTGCTGTAAGATCGTTGAATACTCAGCAATCATCTTTAATTCTTTAAGATTATACGGAGGCGGTAAAATATTGCTGTCATAACTGTCCGCAAATTCATCCTCATAAATTTGTTTAGTCGATTCAGTAGGTGGAGAGGCTTTGACCACTCGTGCTTTAACAGATTGTTTTGACATGCTTTACCTCCTTCCTGGTCTTGATCTTTGTGGTCTTCCTTTAGATTCTTCTTTCAAATCGGTTACCTCATAATCATCGAGAGCGTACCAGATAGCTGACAGTGTATGCGGGTCTATCGTGAACTCGTCTTCTATGATGTTCCCCAGCTTATCAGTAGCATAAGTGAGCGGTTTAAGTTCATAAATCGTGTACTCGCAACGATCAGAGCAAATAATCTTCCTGAACCGTTTGATCTTCTTTGTGTATTGGAGGCGTGATCCTTGGTACTTACGGGCCCCCACCATATTGAAACCGTGTTGTTGAAAATAACGGATTGTCTTTGGCTCTGCAGAATCCGCTTTGATTAATTCGTTAGTCTCTACAAATTCCTTGAGTTCTTCGGCCACCTTATCGTCCGTTAGTCCATTTTTGTAATACTCCCAGTAGATATAGAGATATTTCTTCTCATGATCTACAGCAACCCTAACAACAGCGTTATACGACTCAACAAAACCAAAGTCCATGCCAACTCGTTTAAGTGGACGGTTAATATTAGAGATTGCAGTCATAACCTCTTCATGTGGCCGTTCTTCAAACTGCGGTAGTACTCGAATTCCATTCACGCCAAAATGACCTTTCCGCGCAATTCGGTAAAGATCTGGATCGTATGTCTTCAATTCTTCAAGTTGCTGAACATAGCTTTCTGGCAGAAAAAGATTATCATCTGCCGTTGAGTGATGATAATAGGTGTCGTTGCTAACGATTATCCGCTTTTCATAAAGCTCCTTATCATCGAGTACAAACCGCTTCTCTCGATCATCTTTAAAGAAATGTTTAAAAATCCAATTGTCCTCTCCAACTGGATTTGTTGAAAGTATCATGTGAAGCGGCAATGTCGGGTGACGAAGACGTCCTAACAGCTCCTTGAATCCCTCATACTTCACTTCTGAACATTCCTCAATCCAAATGAGTGAAATATTATTGATTGATTTCAGTTTGGCTGGCTTATCCATCCCTTTAAAGATGATGCGGCTGCCATTTGAAAATAAAATCTGCATGGGCGAAGATACACACCTAACGATATGATCTAATTTCAGATCACTTACAATTTCATCAAAAAGAGAAAATGTGGAATCCCTATGTGTGTCGTACACTTCTCTGATAATAAGTGCAGTACGCTTTTCTATAAGCAATTTCAGAACAATCTTCAAAGCAACATGATAACTTTTGGATGACCCATAACCACCAACAAGAAACTGAAACTTTTGATTCCAGTCAAAAAGAAATTCTTTAAAATGAGGGTTTACCTGTTTAATCACTGTCATCACCTTTGTTCACAATGGTGATTTCAAAAGGTTTATCTTCTTCTGTAAGTTCTTCAATCTCTAATTTTTTCTTGTTGATTTTTAAACGCATATGCTCCAATTTAAGACGTCGTTCGTCTTCGGAATGAGCTAACTCATCAAACTGTTTTATTAGGTTCCTAAGCTCTGCCATTGCCCGAGATTGAGCGTTCAAGAACGTTGCATGACGATCCCAAGAAAATTGGAATTCATACTCTTCCTCTTCAACTTCGTTTGTCTCAGATAGGACAGCCTTTTTCTTTTTCAATTCTTTAATTATTTCTTCCTTATCAGAAACGAACATGATCTTTTGCGCTCTAATAATCGCGGCATATTGGATCTGTATCTGATCCCATATCATATCGACAGGGGATCGCTCCTGTATCCCTTCCATGATCGATAGCGTTTCTTCTGGCAGGAACTTTGAGAAGAATCCATGAGTCACAGCGTTTTGATTTCTTAGTGGAGCAGCACCGCCTTTATTCCCTATTGCATTTTTATTACCAAGCGGTGCCCTTCCTCCCTTATTTCCAATTGCGTTTTTGTTTCCTTTAGGTGCGCCTCGACGTAAAAGAGCGCTCCCTTTCGATTTAGGAGCGCTCCCTTTTATTTTTTCTTCCCATTTATCGTTTGCTTTCCATTTGCGAATAGTGCTGCTTGTGATACCTAATTCCTCAGCAATGTCTTTTAATTTCTTGCTCCCGCAGCTCTCTTTCCACAAACGAAAAGCTTCATCTCTGCGTGGATCACGTGGTCTTGGCATTACATCTCACCCACCTCCAGATATCATGTTTGAGTTTGTGTTTGTTTTACTCTACTTCCTTAACTTTTTGATCATTTTCGTTACTAAGATTATTGGAGTTCGTTGACAATTTTGTATCATTAACTATTGTACCAGCCACAGGGTTCTGTTCTCCCCTCACCATTGTCGAAATAGAACTAGGAATTTGATTTTGATATCGACTCATCATCGATGCTATGGAACTTGGAACTTGATTTTGATATCGACTCATCATTGATGCTATGGAACTCGGAACTTGATTTTGATATCGACTCATCATTGATGCTATGGAACTCGGAACTTGATTTTGATATCGACTCACCATCGATGCTATGGAACTTGGCATTGGGCTTATGTAAGGTGCATATTTATTCTTTAAACCTGAGTTAGACACTGAAACCGTTTTATCTTCAATTTTATCTAAACTTTCAATCAAAGAGTCTTTCTCCTCTTGTTCCGCATCCATTTCTTGTATTTTTTTACGCAATTGAAAAATCTCTTCTTTTGATTTTTCGTTTTCTTTTATCAATTTATCAAGCTGTTCCCTAGTCTCTAAAATCGAGTTAACCATTTCATCCGCACTACCTGCCAGCCTATTCAACACCATCAATTGGTTATTTAATATCTCATTATCTAAATAGTAAGGATAACGAAGCCAATGATCAATTTCGCTCCAACCTTCTTCAAATATTGTCCTAACCTGAATTTCTGCAATATACCTTTCTTTAGTTACGTTTGTTTCAATCAAATAATGCCAAGATCGATAACCTGCAGGATGTTCTTTCAAACGAATATCTTCCTGCTCTTCTATAGCAGATATGTCTTCTTTATTGAAATCTCCTTCTCTATAATTGATAGTAACTGGTTCATGTAATATCCAATTTTTCTTTATAAATGTATCAATATAAAAAGCATCTCCTTTAGAAAGATGTAAAACTCTAAGCCCTATAAGGTCTGTAATTTTTTCTTTATAATCATTAATATTAAAAGTGAAGTCATCTTTTTTCTCGATTTTTTTCCTGATTAATTTTTCAATAAGATGTTCAGGATCTTTTATTCTCATCCTTACAGAATGAGCTAATTGATGAGTTCTCAAAATGTTTGCTATTGTTTCACCTGTACTTTTTAGTAAATTGAAACTTTCAAGATAATCATCATATATTTCTTTCAAGGTACTCCAATCAAGCCCTGTATCCTCAAATTCTTCCTCTTTAATTCTATACTTATCGAAAAACTCTTCTCTATTATTAATCAAATTAACCATTTTTATCTCCCTCACAGCTTTTTAATAACATTATGCATCATTAGGGAATAATGGATCAATATTCCTCATCATCTTTATAAAACAGAGACCATAGGTTAATTACACACTTACTATCATATTGCTAACATCCACCTTTTCTGTTACTATCTTCATTGTTATTTCCATTTTTTAAAGGGAGTGTCTTTGATGATCAGGGATGTGGATAGTAAGGGTCAAAAATATATAGAAATCGAAACCCAAAGAGATAAGGAGAGCTTACGAATTACTTATGTCGAAGAAGGATTTCTTAAAAAACCTTGTCTTAGAATAAATATTAGAACCCACGGTAAACAACTAAAACAAGGGCCAGAATTCGACGTTGAGAAAACGCCAGAAATAATAGAAGCACTATCCACCTTTTTATTGGAACACAAATAATCAATTATGGACGCCGTAGGTGTCCATTCTAAGTTAATTTGCTCTGCCATGTGATATCTTCAAAGAAACGCTTCCTTATACAGCAATTGATCTATAATCCATAAAAATAGCCCAAAACATCAGTTATTCACCATTTTTTCTTTCATCTAATTTCATTTCTTCTTCAATTTTCTTTAAGCATTCTTCCAAGATTCTTTTATAACCATAATATTGAGTTACATCGTTTTTGTTTTTAAAGCTCAATAACATCCAACTTATGTACATTAAAATGATTAAAAACATAACACCCACAAGAGCGATATTACCAGCTGTTTTAGGCAAAAAATTGTTAAAAACATTAAAATAAAGAGTAATTATAACACCATTTAATACAAAGTATGATGTATGCCAAAGATTCGTATCTTTATTAATTGAAATCTCATCTTCTAATATATTAATCGAGGTTTTAATCTCTTTTTCACCTAAAGAAGAGATTACCTGTTCTTTATATTTTTCTCTGGTTGAAAAATTCTCATTATAGACTTTTTTAACTTTTTTTCCGTCAATTTTTATTGAGTCCAAATACTGAATAACATATTTGGACTTATAAAACTTTCTCATTTTATCACCCCAGTTCTATATCGGGATTCAAATTGATGAATTTAAGTCAATATAGGAAAACTGATTAATCCTATAATCTATTTCCCTCGCATAAAATCGCAATCTTGAACTGATCTATGTCATATTAATTCCCGATCGACCAACGGAAATAGTTGTCTAATTCAACTGATTTGTTTCCAAAAAATCATGCAATACTTGAACAATAAAGCATCCCTTAGGATGCTTTATTGTTTGCTCTTTATGTAATCTTCCTTACTGATCCCTAAAAGCTCCGCAGAATGCTCATCTGCTGAATGTTCTAAATGATGCATTTGGTATTTAACAAATTCTTCTTCAGTAAATACCTTTTTATCGATGAGAATATCAATTAGAGCTTCTATTGTGCACTGACGGTTTACCGAACCGCCTGCTAGTTGTTCAAGTAAATGTTGCTGGTTGACATTAATTGTTCTTGTCATGTTTTCACCTCCTATCTTAATATCGGCAAAATACTTTGACAAAGAACATTTTGCAGAATTTGTCGAATAAAAACTCCTTTAATTCTCTCTAAACCAGCCCATTCTCAAAAGCTGAGCCGCCAATAATTTCTTCTGAGATACAATGGTCATGGTTTACAGTGCAAATTAAAAAAGCACCCCGAAGGATGCTTGAATTAATTGCCCTTAACTTCGTCAGGGACATAATCAAGTAATACTTGCATAATCCAAATGAAATGCCAAGGAGCAAGGTTTTGTCCTTGATTCTCTTTTAGTTCATTCAAAAGCTTCTCTATAGACTCGCCCAACACAATATTATTATTATTCTTTGCTATTTGTAACGAATGTTCTAAAGTGTTGAGTATTTTAGAGTATTCATTGTTTCTATCTGAAATATAATATCCACTTTGTTCAGCCAATGTTCTCACCTCCCACCTTATTATCGGTTAAGGAGGTTGACAAAGGAACCATTTGCAATTTTTGTCGATCAAAATGCAGACTAATATCTCCTTGTTTGAACAGGTTTTCCTTTTTCAATATTACTTCTCGACCTTTTAATATAGGATTGAAGAGTTCTATAAAATCCTGTGCCCATATAATGCTTACCCTGTTCTTCTTGTTCTGCCTTTTCCAAATATGCAACTAATAAATTCACTTTTTCTTCAAAACTTTTAGATGAATCTTTCCCTAATAACAATATGTAATCATATATTTTTTTTGCTGGTTCTTTATCTGCAAGACCTGCACTATAACCTCTTGTATAACTAGGAGTTAGTGGAGATTTCACATATCTTTTCATAAAATAAAAAGCGTTTCTAAATTCCTTTTCCCTATTTATCACAACAATACCTCCAAATCTCCTTTTATTTCGACAAGAAAGAAGATTTCCCTTCTATGTGATAGTTGCTTTCTTTCTCACTATATTTTGTATTGTGGTAATCGGAGAACCTGCCGCACCGACCTGCCTCCCATTTTACACTACAGATTTTTTCAGATTCAACAAACGCTCAAAGTGGCAATCTTGGCATAATTGGCTGATCAATTCATCTTTCATTTTTCGTACAGTTTCCCGTGAAATGCCAAGGTGAAGACCAATAGCACGGTAACTCATCCCCTCCATCATGCAATCATAGATGACTTTATGCAGCTCCCTTTTGAGCTTTTCAGCTCCTAATTCAACTGCATATACTCGTTCCTCATAGTACTTAAGCCGTTTGAAAAGGCGTTCTTCTCTCATATCCATTTGCCGCAACTCAGCCTGACTCTTCCCCGGACACCCTTTTGGCATAGCAGCTTCTAATCCATATTTCGCAACACCCCAATTCTTCATGGGAATTACTGAACCATAGAGTACCCTTTGTAAACGACGAACCTCTTTCACCATCCAGTGATAGCTATTGATTAGATTTTCAATGTCTTTTCGATTCATGAAACGTCCTCCTTTTTAAACAAATAAAACGGACACCTAACAAACAACATAAATGCTGTAAGTTCAGTGTCCGCAGGCTTTCCGTCTTGGACTTTTTTTAATTTAATTTTTCTAATACAGTATTATCATTTTTCCACAAAAAGGCAGATGGAACCAAATGATCATCGAAAAAATTTTTTCCTTTTAAAAGCAGTGCAAACTTCTTTCCTTTTTCAGAATAGACTACATTGTAAAACAACATAAGTAATTCATTTGAAGATAATTGAGCTCTAAGTATCCCCCTATATTTTCTTTTCTCAAGCTCATTTATATCTTCATCAGCGGAAAATCTGTGGTCTTCGATAAATTTTACAATTCTGTATAGATTCCTAAAGTAGTGTCCTATATTCTCTTCATTATTATTATACATTGATTCATAGGCATCTGTTTTATATTGATAGTCTGCATCATCAACTAACAAATTTTTCACTTTCACTAAGTAACTTAATTCGATTTTGTCTTGTATAAGCTTTTCACATAGATCTAAAGTAAGTAGTCCTTTACAGAAATCATTTACAATTTTATTTTCTGCAAATAACCTTATGAAATCCACTATTTTTCCAGTTTTTACAGGACTGATATCCAACATCACCTGATGTTTTAATTCCTCCCAATCATGGTCGATTGTATTAATAAATTCTATTATCTCTTCCACTGTAGAGTTTTTAAGATAATGTTCTTTAACAAACTCTATTTTTATAGTTTTTGCAGAACTCATATCCCGCATCACCTGATATTCTAGGTCCTCCCACTCATGGTCAATTGTATTAATAAATTCTATTATCTCTTCCACTGTAGAGCTTTTAAGATAATGCTCTTTAACAAACTCTATTTTTCTAACAGCAATTTGAAGCTTTTCAGCAAGCCTATGTATTTCCATATCATCTATATTTTTATATCTTGTAAGTCCATTTAAGATACGGACAATGTAATCAGGCATATTTTCTTCATAATACTTGTGATTTAGTTCACTGTATAAAACTTTAATTACATTTCGGCCGGTGATAACCTTACCATCAACCTCTTTTATTAAGTCCTTTAAAATGTTGTGATGAAGATTAATCATATTAAAAAAAGTATTTTCAAATTGTTGCTTTATTAAGGTATCATTAGTTAATTCAAACTCCTCTCTGGTTTTTTGTAGTTCTTCTTGTTGCATTTCTAAATCTTTTTTTTGCATTTTGATGGCTGCAATTACAAATAATATGCTTGATATACTAAATAAACCAATAGTTGTTCCTCCCAAAAAATCACCAACAGGTCCTAAATTCCCCATGTCCTCTAACGTAAAGTTCTTTTTGGATATTAAAAGAATTATAAAAGGAACTAAAGTTGCAACAACTGCAAAAAATATTCCACCAAGTACCAACTTTTCTTTATTTGAAAGCCATTTATAGAGTTTTTTCATAGTTTTAAACTCCTTTACAATAATGTTGATAAAAACAAATTCATTTCAAAAAAATTTCACATTGATATTATACCTATTTTTGTTTGATATGGTTTACTTTTTCTCTAAATATTTCCTCCATAAGCAAAGAACATAATGTTCAAGTGTCCACAGGCTATACATATTAGGCAATATCTCTACCTCGACACTGTAGGCATTCGAGATGCTCTATATTTAAACTAAGTTCACAAAATATTAACAAAAAATACCTTGGATATTTTTGTATCTCATGTAATAATACACTTAGAACTATAAGAAAGAGGAGGCTATAAACCTCCTCATAGTTAACTTGAATAGTAGGCGATATAAGATCCATCAGGATAAAAAGTAACACTGTCTAAATAATATGTTGTTCCGTTTATAGTGATTGTTTGTCCTGGGTCTGGATCAGAAGGAAGTCCACGAACAACTAGGGTACCTAATGCAGATACTGCCTGTTTGTCAGTTATTATTTCATCTGTCATGACTTGACGTACATTTAAAGTTCAACTTGTTAACGGCATCCATTATGATACTTCCTTTCAATTGCTTACCTGACTTTGTAACCTATCTCATGATCAACCCGCGCAAAGCTCCCCTTTACAGTTTGAATCACCGTTTTACCGTGCTCAGGAGCTTCTAAGACATGAGCAGTTCCCTGATTCCCATCTAAAACAATGATCTGAACCTTCCCTGGGTCAATTTTCTGCTGAATAGTGAAGTCTTTTTTGATGTTGATTTCTCTTGGATTGTACACTCAAAGCGCCCCCTATGTTATGATAGAAGTACCAGTTCATATTAAGAACACTGAGGCTAAGCGCTTCGGTGTTTTTTATTTTTAGGTGGAAACCTCTTTTATCATGACTTCCACCCTTGGCTCTTCGCTATAAAACTTGCTAACTTTCAGATCCACAACCTGACTATCATCTTTGTATATCAGATGATTCAATGCATCTTTTACACCCTTTACATAGTTATCAACGTCAGGCTTTGTAGTAGGCCGCAGAAGACCATTTTCAGCTTTCTCTTTCTTCTTTAATGAGTTTGAAACTGATTTGGGCATTGGTCTGTACACTTTGACATCCATTGAGACAGGACCAGTAATAATTGTTTCTGGTCGATGCTGAGACGCAATTAAAGCTACATACTGTTTGAAATACTTTGATTTTGCTGGATCACGCATATGCACCTTCCCATTTCGTATTGATCCACGCGGCCGCCCCTGTGCGACTGGCTCACCATAAACAGTGAACTTAATGCAATCCAACTGCTCTTACCTCCCGTCAAGCTGTTCCCATAGCTGAATTTCTTTTTCTACTCTCGGTGCGGAGAGTAAAATTGCTAGCAGAGACACGACTGCTTTAAGCACTCAGCATCCGCTCCATTTGCTTTATTTTTTCCTCAAGTAAACGGATAGTTGGCGTAAGATCTTTACCTTCTGTAGGACTTAAAGGTCCGAATATATAAAGTCCACCAGTTGCTTTTACATTCGTTTTCTCCTTCATTCCCAATCACCTAACCTATGATTTAATTGCATTCGATCGCCTTTAATAATCACTATGTAATCACGGCACATCTGGTGAATTCGTGAACCAAGAGCCTCGTCTATATCCAAAATCTCATCGATTGTTAACTCCGAAGAAATCAGCAAAGGCTTGTGATTTAAATATCGGTAGTTTAAGACTGACTGGATTTGTTCAACCTGCCAATCGGTTGCCCTTGGCTGACCGTTTATTGGTTTGAATAAGTCATCAACGAATAGAACTTCGACCTTTCTCATGGCATCGAGTTTTGCTTTTAAGTTATCAAAGTTAGCTTTCAAATCACCCATGCCCTCTACGTAAGGGAAATACATGCAGTGTACTGATTTTTTCTTGATCAGATTATTCATAATCGCCGTGAGCAAATGAGTTTTGCCACTGCCTGGCTGTCCAAGTAATGCGATACTGTTTTGCCTTTCTCCTTTGATCTTTTGAAAATCTTTATAATATTCCACTGCACACTCATAAGCGTCCTTGATCATGTCTGGCTTACCGTCCGTGATGAAGTTACCAAAGAGAAGCTTTTCAAATTCTTCTGTAATGCCACTAGCTGCCATGAGTCTGGCAATTTTCTTTCGTCTCACACATTCACACTGTTTTGAATAAGTATCTTTCCATTCACTAGCTTTGTCCGGCGTGCAAACCTTTCCCAAAAGAAAATCATCCTCCGATACCATATCACCTGGAACCATAAGATCTAACTGTTCATCCAAATGCCAAGGAGTATCTTTATGGACCCGATAAACGACAATTCCACGATCCTTACAATAAGGACAATCAAATTCAGCCTTTTCTTCGGATGCGGCCTGTTTTGTTACCAAAAAGCGGGCTGACTTTTCCCGAAGTTCCTGCATGATCGTTTGAAATGCGGTGTCTATACTGACTGCTTTGTTTATAGCCATATTGTTTCTCCTTTCTCTTTTGAGTGAATGGATTTGATAAGATGGCTTGAACATATGACAAACTTGCAGCTTTCCCCTTTAATTGAAACGCTGTCTTGATAGCCTCCATCACTTTTTCTTCACCATAATCGTCGACCATGTATCCAATTCGCTGTGCCTCAATCGGGCCGACTGACCGAGCAACTTTGTTTTCATATAGCTCAAAGGCATTTTTCATTTTGTCATCGACCTCCTGATGTTCAATCTCAGCTGGTTCCAAAGCTTTTTTCTTCATGTAATTTCCTAGCTGTATGTAGTCTGCATAATGAAGTATAGTGACGATGAATCCTCTTTTTTGCGGAAGACGGTGCAATTTGATATATCCCTGTTTCTCCATTCGGTCTAGTGAGTATTTGATCTGTGCAGCTGACCAGTTAAAATCTTTTGCAAGTTCCACAACTTTGATAATGGTCTGCCCAAGTTCTAGCTCTTGATTTGGCCTGTATTCAGTTCTTTTGAACAAGTGGTCATAAATTTTTTCATCCCTAAACTCTTTGAATGGTAGTCGGGGTATGACCACATACCCCATTGCTTTTATGTCCAAGTCACTCACCTACTTCCTTTCACAGAGTTCAGTTATGTCACAGATTCGACCTCAATCAAACGGAAGTTCATCGTCTTTTATATCTACAGGCTTACCGTCAAAAAGATCAGCTTCTTGTGTGCTCGTTTTTTCCGTTTCATCTTTGTTTGAAGGCTCGTATTCGATAATTTCTGAACTATCCGCTTCATTGGTAATGTCAATCCGTTCCTTTGTTTCATCTTCCTCAATAACTGCTTTTTGCATTTCAACTGAGAGAATCCCCCACTTACTTAAAACTGCTTTTAATACAGTCTTAAGAGCCATCGCATCCCAATCATTTTTCCATCCAAAATCAGACTTACTGAATTTCTTTTTGTGCTTCTCCACTTGTGCCTTTGTCCAGTACACTGTTTTTCGGAAGCCATTTATCAACTCAAAATAAGCTGCATAACCAATCACTGCATCTGATTCTCGTTTTTCAAAATCAATCTCGATCTCCTCAGTCAGCGGATTCCACTTCTGCAATTCGCCTTCATGAATCGGTATGCAATTGATGGATTTATATTGGCCTGTTCGTAAGGCTAGCTGGATATATCCTTTGTATCCAAGCTGGAATTGAGCCTTTCCCCCATAAGGAACAATCCAGGCATATCCTAAGTTTTTATCAATAGGTAGGTCGAGTGTAGCTGCAACCATTGCAGATGAAATAACGCTCATAGGATCTGTTTTCTGTAACATCTGCTCGCTGTTATAAAGGCTTAAGATAGAAGCAGTAAACTGTGTAGCCCTCTTCCCTAACACTTCCTCAAATCGTTTAATAACAGATGGTGAGGAAAGCAAGCCTTTCATGGTTGCTCCTTGAGGTTGCACAGGAGCGCTTTTTTGTTTCTTTTGGATGTTGTTTTTAATTGATTGATTAGTAGCCATAATCAGCTAACCTCCTTGATTCCAAAACGTCTGAAATGAGTCTTCTTTTTGACCTTCTCGTAAATATCTGGAAACTGTTCTTTGAGCTTTTTCGTGTCAACTCGATTTGAGACAACAGGCTTCCAACAAGCTTGATAATTTCCGATAAACCCGTACTCTGCATCCTTCATTTCATGTTTGATCTGGTTCTCTAACTCTTTTGCCTGACTTTGAAGGTCTGAGATCTGTTCTTTAAGAAGCAAGTATTGTTGAATACGTTCTCGATTAGCCCCAGTTAAATCAATAGCTTTGTTATTTTCCGATTCGGCATATCGTTTTTTGAGATATTCCTCCGCCGCACTTGAACCATCTAAAGCTGGTGCTTGTCCGCCTAAGACCTTGTCATTCCAGAACTCAATCTCTGCTTCAAAGATCATGTCAATTAACTCGTCGTCTCTCTCAATCTCTTTCCAGACAAATTTATTCCCGCCGATCAGCACAGCAAAGTAGGCTTTCTTATATTCAGGTCCAAGTACACCCAGATAATGCTGGACCTGAACGATATAGCTCTCGGGGATTTCTTCGTCTTTCCATTCTTTTAAGTTGTAGGCTGATGTTGTTTTACATTCAAGGATCGCTTTTTCACCAACAATCATTCGATCAACATTAGCCAAAATGAAATCATGTTCTGGATGTCTGAGTATTGCTTTTTTACGTCTAACCTTCTTGCCACTACGTATCTCAAATTCTTTTGCAACAATGTCTTCAAGCAACGATCCAAAGTAAGCAGCTTCACTTTGCGATTCACTTACAGGGACCTGTCCTGTTTTGTCTAACCATAATTCGAAAGGTGTCTTCCACTTGTTTAATCCCAAGATAACAGATGCATCTGAGCCGCCAATTCCTTTTCTCCTTTCAATAAGCCATTCATCACGGCTCATTTCTGAAGTCTTAGCAAGAACCTCAGCCCGTTTGCTTGTCATACCACCTAACCCCCATTGTTTTTATTGAGGCTATCTGATAAAATATTTGCACATGAGTTTTTTTAGATAGCCTTTAAAGAAGTCCACTTTGCCGAGTGGGCTTTTTTATTGCTCATTTTTAAATTCAAAACCAAGTTGCTCCCTTAGATATCTTTCCGAGTTCTCTCTGAGAATGATTTCGCCGCCATCAATTACATAATCATCAACTGGTGTTACTTCATCACCGTAAAAATCTATTTGCACATCCGTTTCAGTTAGCTTATCGTGCCAGTTGTTTATGACCATTGGGTTTTCGACCATTCATATTCTCCTCTCTGAATTTGTCTGCACGTCTATCCCATAACAGATGGAACTCACTATTGTTACGAATCATCGCACACCATTTACGAACTTCTAGAGCAGTTGCCGGCTTATGAACAAAATGAACCATCATCCTATACACCTACTCACTACAGTCAAGTTGATACCTTGCTGTTGCATTTTCAATGCCGTTTCATAGAGTCGTCCTTTGTTTGCCAGCCGGCTAATATCCTCAGTAAGAACCTTGATGCTTCCAGCGAGACTAATCGCTTCTTCATAATCACCATCACGTAATGCCTCTGACAACATGATTGATAGCTCTTCTGCTGATTCGATTTTTCTTTTTGCGATAAGAACATCTGACTTCAAGAAATGATTAGTATTCATACTGAAACCGCCTGCCTTCCTTCTTGTTTTGCCATAGCAACTTGATCAACTAGCGCTTTCCGCGTCCACCTATCTGCAAGCTCCTGCATTTTCAACCCGTGAGTACGAACAAGTGAATAAATCAATGTTTTGTTAGCCGCAATCAAATCAAAAATCTGCTTAATATCGGACATCGGCAGCTCCTCTGTTTTACCTGGTCGGTTATCCGTAAGCCAACGGGCTAAATGTTTGGTTGCTTGCAGTGCTTCCTCCAATTGGTGAACCATATTAATCACCGCATTACTTGCACATTCATTAAGTGCCGGATCAATAGGAGCAGCGGCAGTGGGATGAAGTTTAAATAAGTAATGGACAAGATCAATATGTTCATAGGCATCGCACTTCTCAAACCACTTGATACATAACTCTGGGGTGAGCTTAGCAAGTCCATTTTCAACATCTGAAACATACCTTTGATCCTTACCTCCGATTAACTTGCCGATTTGGTATTGGGAAAGACCTGCAGCCTTGCGGGCACTACGCATAATCTGCGGTAAATTCCGCATGTTGTATGGGTTGTTCTCCATATGTTTGCCTCCTGATATATTTGATTTTCAGTTTTAAAATTGAAGTTAATAGACCATGCTGTAATATGACTTAAGCTGATTCCTTTTTCTTTTGTTGTGCAAGCTTCTCTTGATGCTCATTCATACGCTGAACAAGTATGCCACTGAGGTATTTGTAAGCTTTTGCCTCTGCCTGTTCAAACAGCGGTCCTTTTTTCAAGATGACTTTCATAATTAAGCCCCCTTATCTGTACTTGTCTCATATAAAGGACACATTTTGTGTCCACTTTGAGCAAAAAAAATTTCATCTACAGTTGTTCCATAATAGTCTGCAATCTTTTTGGCCAGACTTAAGGAGGGAGTTCTATCCCCTCTTTCAATTGCCCCTAGCATCTGTGGAGTTATGTTTAAGTCATTAGCAACAACTGTTCTTGACGTGTTTCCACGTAAGGAAAACAAAACTTCCCTTTTCACTTATAACACCCCCTTAGAAACGTTTTGTTTCCTCCCACGATTTATAATATACAGGACACAAAACGTGTCCGTCAAGTGTTTTTAGAAACTTTTTGTTTCTAAATGTAGAAACGCTTAGTTTCCAAGTTATAATTAATAACAAGGAGTGAGTGTATATGTTAGGTAAAAGGATAGCAGCTTTAAGAAAAGAAAAAGGTCTAAGCCAATATGAACTCGCAGACAGATTAGGCTTTTCAAGAGGAAAACTTGCTAATTATGAACAAGGCACTCGCGAACCTGATTACGAAACATTAATCAAAATAGCCGACTTTTTTGATGTATCTACAGACTACCTTTTAAGAGGAAAAGATAAATCATCCAATATAATCACTGACGATGCAAAAAAAGTGTTAAACGATCCTGAAACGTTCCTTGCAGCAAAAGACGGAGAAATAACTGATGAAATCTTACAGGCTGCTTTGGAGATTATAACGGAGCAATTAAAGGAAAGACGGAAATCAGATAAATAAACGCAGTTAGTTTATTATTATTTATTTCTGTTTATTATGTTTAATTCTGTTTACTAATAAGATTTAGATTCTCATTTATATTTAAATCATATCCTCATTTATAAAGTAATTTTTTAACCCCTTAGAAACCCTTACATGACAAGGGTTTTTGTTGTTTTTCTCATTTATATTTTCATTTATGTTTCTTTTATATTCTCATATATAAAAAAAGAGCGTTTATTGTGAGGAAAACTGCAGAGTATCGAAATGGAAAAAGGGATCTTTTTGTTAAAAACCTTGCAAGGTATAAGTTAAAAAAATAAACAATACAATTATCGTAACAACAATAATTGTTTCTTTTAAAAAATTTTTATTATCTTCATTCTCTTGTTTCTTTTTTTTAATCTCTTCTCTGTATTTTCTTTGAACCTCTTTCTTCTTATCATTATTTTTCAT